ATCTTGGAAATCTAATTGAATTTTTTGAAAAGCTTCAGTATAAGCACGAACATAAGAAGTAGATTTTTCTGAGAAATCTCTTTGTACATTTTCAAATTCTTTGTCTAAATCAACGTCAGCAAAAGTTAATCCTGTTTCTGTAGAATTACCAATAGTTTTATAAATATTTTCTGAAATTGCGTCACCATCATCAAGAGCGTGAGTAATTGCAAAATTAGTATCTATAACAGCTTTTGCCCAATATTTTTGTAAGCCTTCAACTTTAGGGTCATTAGCTTCAATTAATTTTTGAATGTCATCAGGGTTAGTAATCCCTTCCATTTTAAGTTTATCAAATACTGCTTGAGCATTCTTTTGGTCTTCACTTTTCTGTTGTGTAGCATATTTACCCATAGTCACACTAAAACTATCGAGAGCATTCGCTATTTCTCCAAGTTCTGTTTTTCTAGGAGTGCTAGGTCTTCCAGCAGACGTGCTTTGATAATATACATTTTTTACTGGTGATTTATATGCCATTGTTTATCCTATGTGTTCTTTCTAAAGAGTAAATCTCTGTCTGTATTTATTTGGTATTGTAAAGTAGATTCAGCCACTCCAATAGCTAATCCAAGTTTACTAGGTTTATAAGGAACAGGTAAGTCGTTGATAGTTCTTTCATACGCACCAAAAGCTTCTAAGTCTTTTCTGTTTAAATCTATCATATCTCTATCGAAAGCTACAGCTATGTCCATGTGGTCTGTTTCATATTCAGTTCCAACATCTTTCATAATAGATGAAGCGTTCCCTACATTTAAATTCATTTGTTTAGACATTTCATTTATTTTCTCAATCTTTGCTCTTACAGTTTCTCTAACTTTTTCGGAGACAGCTTCACCTTTTTGATAATCAATTTGACCAAAATCTTCGTGCAGACCTCTACTAGCGTTTTTCTTAGCGACTGTATTAGCTGCAACATCTGTTCGATATTTAGTCTTTTGGTCTTGATAAGCCGCATACTTGCCCATAATTTGAATACCTGCAAGTGCTGCTTCTGGTGAACACATATTATTTTATCTCCTTTAACATTAATTTAAAATTTCTTTTTTCATATCCATACGGTAGCGTTTCTATATGTTTGAATTTTAAAAATTCTAACCATTTAAGTGCTACTATATTTCTTTCATCTATATAATTATATAAATATTTATAATCTTGTCCCATTTCTTCTACCCATTTAGGGCATTCACGTAAAAACTGTAGGGTATGGTTTATTAATTCTTCACTAGATAATAACCAAGCAATCCCAAAATCTTTTGTTTCACATGGAACAACGCCAAACATACCGATAACTCCTTCTTCCTTTGTTCCTATAATAGAAAAAGTTTTATGTCTTAATTTTGTAAATGGATATAATAATCCCCTTAAAGGGGTTATATTATTAGACGCTTTAATCTCATCAATGTCAGCTTTCCGTACTTTCGGTGCTAACCTATGAGCGTCTTCAGGTGTTGCTATTTTAACATATTTTTCCATTTAAATTCTATTTGAGCGTCTAAAGTAAAATCCTTCTATTTCTGCTGATACAAAGTGACAAGGTAAATGCGAATTATTTTTTAATGAACAAGTAAACCCTGTATTCTTTGATTGTATTGGTATTTTATAAGTACCACTATCAATATTTGGTTGTCCAATAACAGCACCAGAACTATTAATAACAGTTCCACTCATATCATACGTTGTTGTTGCTCTTCCATCAGGCGTAACTTCAGCCTGGAAAAATCCTGTATTCTCATAATTAACTTCAAATTGTCGTATTTGATAACGACCTGAAGTTACAGACATAATTCCCCCTGTCGGTAAAGACTCTCTAATATAAGGAGTAGAAAATTGATATGTTGAATCATAAAATGAACCAAACACACAAGATGTATGATTACCAACTAAAGTATAAGTAGTTGCAGGAGTAACAAAATTTGTAACAGCTAATCTTACAGGGTCAGAAGAAGTCACAGTTAAATTTGAAGCTCCTGCTACTGCTCTTGTAACTGTAATTACATTTGATGCAGGATTAGGGGCTGAATATCCTGCTAAACCATTAATACCATAAAGGCTATACGCTCCGACAGCAATATTATCTGCTGTAGATGCCGCATCTACTCCTACACTAAATTCATTTGGATTAGTAGTTGGGTTTGTTGCTGTCCCTGTCATTGTTGTAGAAACACCAGCATTATCCGTAAATGTGAGAGTAGTTCCGACAGCAATGTTGAGTGCATCTGTAACTGTAATTGTGCAAGTTGCATTAGCTGCATCTGTAATAGTATGATTTGTTCCGTTAGTTGTATCAACGGCTCTTAAAGTTTGATTGACACTATAAGGCATAGTAAATGTAGTTAAATCTGTTGCACTATCATAAACTCCTGTTAAGGCACTTGTTCTAAAATCCATGTGTAAATTATGTGTTAATGAACCATACGCAGGATTTCTTAAATCTATTTTTAATAATTTTGTATTTTTATTTTCATTAACAACAAGATATAAATTAGCGTCAAAAGCTTCAGCCGATAATATTTGACAATTATTCAAAGTCCAAGTTGACCAAGAAGATTGTACTTTTTTATCAGCGTCAAAGAAATATTTATAAACATTTAAAGTATTTGCATTAGTTGAAGTTACAGCACTTCCAGGTGTGTAAGCTGTACTATTTACTGCGTCTAAAGTGTCGTGTGTTAATACAAATAAAGTATCTTCGACATTGTTTGCAATTAGTTTAAAAGCATTATCAGGAATTAATTTTTGAACTCCAATAGTTACATCTATTCCGTCATTTGTTAAAGTATCATCATCAGCAAAGTATTCTGTTACTGCTGTTTTATCATTTCTTCTTTGAGCAAAGTAAACAAATTTACCTGCTGATTTAGGTGCAACTTTTAGTGCGTGATTAAATTGACTTGTTTTAGTTAATGTAGCTGTTGTTGGAGTTACACTTTCTCCTATAGATTCTAAAATATATTGTGATTCTTCTGAGAATAATAATAACTGTTCATTAAAGTCTATAGAATTATAAAGTTTATTAACGGTTGTTCCAGCCGCAGCAATATCAATAGGGTCAGTATCTAAAACATCTGTACCTGTTGTTGCATAGAAATTATAATATGCTGCATTTTCTGATAATATTAAATTTTGATTTGAAATAATTCCTAATCTGTTTTGGAAGAAAGTTAAATTATTAATTGTTTGTCCTACAAAACTTGGTGCTGAGTTTGTATCTTCATCACCACATACTCTATCAGTATAAGTTTGTTTATCCATACTGAATGTTCCGTCATTATTATTAATTAAAGCAAACGGCATTGTTGAATCATCTAATCCAACTTTAACACCCGGTCCGATTGTTTCACTCCATACACCGCTGCCAGTAAATTTTACATAGTAATCTGAAAGTGTATCACCTTCATCACCTGTAATTTGTAATATCATATCTGTTTTTGCATAGTAAGGTAAGTCTGCAAAATCATTTATAGAATCTTTAATAGCGTACATAGCTTGGTTACCGAAACCATCAGTAGTTGATACTGTAAATGTTCCACTAGCACAAGTCATGTAAATTGTGTTACCAAATTGAGTTGGCGTAAATGTTCCTGTAATTCCACTATAATTTGCCAATCCTTCAGACGTACTTAATGTAACCCCTGTATCAGTTCTTATAGTTTTAAATCCAATTCCATCTGCTGAACCGTCCCAATGTGCTGACCCTGTTCCATATAATAATATATGAGCAATCTTTTCAGTATCTCTAAATTTACTATCTGTTGCAGCGTCATTGCCTGTAGGCATTTGAAATAAAACTTCTATTGGATAAGTCCAAGCAGAGTGATTTAATGTAACACTATATTGTCTGCCATATTGAGAACTTTTTACATAACATAAAAATTCTTGTACTTTAGCTGCTGTTGTTGTTGAATCTTCAGCTACAGTAATTGCTTTGTTGGCGACAAATGTATAGTCTGCAATATTTACAAACTTTAAATTTTCTAAAGGACTTGTTGTTGTTAAATAAGTTGCTGCACCTGTACCCATAGTTACAGTTTTTTCATTTCCTGCTAGGTCATATACTTTAACAGCACCATTAGTAAATACAGCGACATATTGATTTGAACTATCACGGTTAATCCAATGAATTGCACAATTATTTGGAAAGACAGTTGAAGCTAATAAGTTTTTAACAAATTCTGTTGGGGGTCTTTTAGACAGACCATCAATTATATTTGATTGAAAATTAATTTGGCTTTCAGCTTGTCCTACATTTCTTTGTACAGGATTTTGTTGACTGATACCGTTAATCAGGTTTGGGATTGATTGCGATACTACAGACATGATTACCTACTTGAACGCTTAAATCCTCTATTAACAATGTAATTCAAATTATACTCATCTTTAAGTATATTTGCGTCCATTGCTCTAGAGTCAGCTTGTTCAAAAGCTACGTGAGATTCTTGTTCATCAAGCGAAGCTAATTTAACTAAAGAATCTGCACCAATATATCTTGCAGCAAATCTTCGAGCTGCTTTAATAGTGATGTATCGTCTTGCATATTCAGGAAGATGTTCAAACTGTTGAATCATAGTTTTATCA